CACATGACCTTCACTCAAGTCACCGTTAAATCGGAACTTAGAGAGAGGGAGAAAGTCGAGGTGAACGCCTTGCGCGTTATATCTCCCGTGTGTGCCCGACATGTGCTGAAGGGTCAGAGACTGTTCAAGGATCAGGTTGACAAGGCGAACAAAGCAAACCTTCGCATTTGCAGCTTGATCGGGTTTCACATATTTGGTGGCGGAACCAATTTCCTAGCAAGGTGGTGGGCCAGACGGCTCAAAGGCTTTAGCTGTGACTTGAAAGCGTGCGACTCCACCCTCATCGAACGATTTTTGATGTGGTTGGCAGCCTTTCGATTCAAAATGCTGAGGCCTGAGGACCGAACGAAGGAAAATTGGGGTCGCATCCGACACTATTACGTGGAACTGTGCACAACACCATTGGTGATGCCTGATGGTCGTGTTTTTGAAAAGGGAGCATTTGGGGCCGGTGGCAACTTGACGGGGCAGTATCTCACTGCCCGTGACAACGACGAGTGGGCCATGTTTCTTCTCTTCTGGACTTGGTGTGAGAAACCAGGTCGGACAGTTGAGGGGTTGCTCAAGAAAATCTCCCTGGCAAAGAACGCAGACGACATATCTTGGACGCAGAATGACCCGTTGGACCCTGAGTTCAACCCTGAGCTTTTTGCTTGGGTCATTTATCGCGACTTTGGCGTCACCATCACCAGCAACGATTGGGGCATGATAGATTGGCACAAGCTGTCGATTTTATCATTCAAATTGGAGTGGGACATGTCCTACCGGATGTTTTTCCACTCTCCTGACACAGAGCGCATTCTTTGCTCTCTACAGTGGCCCAGGGGCACCGTTGCTGAATCAAGGACCAAAACGCTTAGCCGCATCAACAACATCCGTGTGGCTACGTGGGGCAACCACGAGCTGCGTCGCATTATTGCGGCGTTGTTCTGGCGTTACTACGACACCTTCAAGGATTCACTCAAATATGATCGTGACTGGTTGACTGTTGCACGATCATACCACACTGACCACGCCTTGGGAGTTTTGTATTCCGGTGAGGAGCGAAAGCAGATTCTGACACCTCAGTGTGTGAGGAAGAGGAGAGAGCAGATTCAGAGGCGCCTAAACGCTGAGCTCAAAACGGCTCACTTTTTTGCGACTCATGAGGCTGCTGATCTGTTGCCACACTTCACCCGGGATGACGGAACAATACAACCAATGGCAAACAACGACCAGGAATATGCCACCTATCGAGTGCATCAAATCATTTATGCAGAGAGCACTGAAATCATCATAGACCGTTATGCTGCTGAAAACCCTGACTATCTATTCATAGTTAGGGCTGAAGGCTCTGACGGCTTTGCTCCCATAACTGCCGTTGTCAAGGACTTGACAGAGGATGATGCGGATTGGTGGAGGAACTGCAAGGACATTGTACGGTTCCTTTTCTGGACGGCACTTGTGTTCCTGATGCTTGGAGCACCAGCGTGGGCAGAACCACTCCAACAGCGACCAGTGAGTGAATTGTGGTTTTTAGTTGACTTGCAACCAACTAACTCCACATTCCCTTTGAGCTTCATGCCCAAAGCCACACCCGGCAGAGTAGTCGCTGAGCTTGCCCACTCAGCACTTACTAAGCCAATCGAGGGACTGCTCGACATCTTCAGCGAAACGCTGTCAGATCAATTCGCGAAAGCGGTTGCTTTGCCCAGAATGGGGAAGTCGAAAAAGAAGTCGTCCCGAAAGGGATCCAAGAAGGGATCCAAAAAGAAGACCAGCAAGAAGGCTTCCGCCAAGAAGTCCTCGCGCAAGGCCTCTGTGAAGCATGCTGCCTCGGCGATAGCCAAGGCAGTCAAGCAGACCAGAAAGAGGAACAAGCGCAAAGGACCGAAAGGTGGGGGTCGACCAGCTGGCACCCGAGCCAAGAAGGGCTTCTCGATGGACTATGCAAATTTCAAGGGAAAGGACTACGTCACCACGCTGCAGTTCAGCAACGTGTCTGGCGGAGCACAGCAAATCCTAGAGGGGCCTGGACAAGTGATTTACAAGACACAGCTTCGTCCGTGGTTGATGGTTCAAAACGGAAGGCTTGCAAGGTGCATGGCACTTTTTGAGAAGTGGCGCCCCAAGAGCCTGAAGTTTGAATTTCGGTCTACGATGCCAAGAGGAGCCAATGCTGGCACAGTCCTGGTTGTCTATGATCCGAAAGTTGACCCGAACGAGTTTCCTGAAGTCACACTTGGCGAGGAGGCCGAGGACCGCAAAACGCTGAGTCGGTTCGAGGCGCACACCAATGCAAAAATTCTTGAGGTGGACCCAGCAAAGGGAAAGCAAAATGAGTTCACAGTCAACATTGGCCTTAACACTGGCCCTTTCGGGGGTTGGTTTTACTTTGACAAGCTAGGCGAAACTGAAGCAATGTTCAATCAAAGCTTTGGCCAGCTGATGGTCATGGTGCAAGGTCCCATGAACTGTTTGGGCTCAAACGGTGAGTACCCAAATGCGGATGAGAAGCCACAAATTGACTGGGCCGACCTCATCATCCACTATGAGATAGAGTGCAGCGTTGCAGCTGAGCAAGAGTCGGACGATGTCACGGACACTGTTTACAGTGTTCAGGGCAATTGGTCAAACTCGAACCCAACCAGCTACAATTGTTGGCTCAACAACCTCGGCGCATCACAGCAATACAGTTTCCTTGAGCTGTTCACAGACCCGTTTTTTGGCATATTTGCGGGTCCTGTTGACGAGCTTGGGGCTGTGCTGGTTGGCCCTGAAGACGACGAGCCTTACATGAGAATTAATGCCAGGAGCAAACAGGGTCTCTTGGCACTCCTCATGGCAACACCAGTGCATGCGGACATTGGTGCAAATGTCGCCTCAGGTTGGTTGAGCCCAAGCTGCTCCACCTACAATGGCATACACGTCAATGGCTATGCAGAGCACCTGCCTGCTGTCAGAGCACACGGTTATTTACCAACAGTGTTGTTCTTTTGTCCAGCAGACTCAGGGGCTATCCGGTATTACATTATCCCCAGTGCCTGGACACCTGGCACGGGCGGCACCGATACGCCATCTGACGATGTCTATTATGATTTTTTCGCGTTCGAGATCCCATCATCGTGGAACATCGCTCGTGACAAAATCGACCCCGAATTCTTCAAGGACCCCAAGATCATGAAGGCTCTAATGCAGCTGCTGCAGGAGCGTGGAGTTTCGATTCCAACTCTGAAGGCTGCTGCTGAGCCTGAGCGATTGAAGGCACCCAAGAAAACGCGGGGCGAAACCAAAACCGAGCCAAAGGAATATGTGATCGTGCCAGCACCTGACTCCGCCGAGGAAAAGAAGCGGACAAAGTTGTGCTCCGATTGCTTGGAGGACCGCGCATGCAAGCGTGATCCCCCCTGTCCAATGGCAACAGTAGCGGAACCGCTGCTGAAACCGGCTCTGAAGCGAGTTCAACTCGCTGAGGAGCCAAAACCAAAACCCACCCGCTCTGCGTCTAACAAGACGTAGGGCGTCACGCGCCGCGGGGCGCGTGTTCCTTTGTATTATTGTGTTTGTGAGGTCCCCTCCCGGGGGCCGAACTGTGGAAAGGTTGCGTGTAAGCGTCATACTGGGGTCACCATGCCTTGGTAATTTCGCCAATGCACCCTAACCGCCGCAGTAATGCAAGGCCGGGATTTGGAACTGGCGACTAT